AGAAGTGGTAGAGATGAGACAGTATTTACAATAATCAAAGTAGACGAAAATGACATAGTGTTTGTAGAAGAAGTAATATCAGAATCACAAAGCAATGTAGTAGATGTAGCAGGGAAAATAAAAGATTTGGTAAGAGACTACCACATAGAAACAGTTTATGTAGATGAGACAGGACTTGGTGGGGGGTTAGTAGACCTATGTAGATCACAAGATACATCAGTAAGAGGAGTAGTATTCTCCCTACAAGAGAAAGCAGAAATGTATAAGAACCTTAGACTGTTATTTGAGAACCATAACATCAAACTTAAACAAATAAACAAACTAGTATACCAACTATCATATCTAAGAAGAGAGTATACTGAATCAGGCATAATGAAGATTAAATCCTATGAACATGATGACTACCCAGACTCACTGGTATTGGCTTGTCGAGCAGTGAGTGCTGGGAATCAGTGGCACGTAATGGATATAGGTAAAAATATCCAGAAAGCATTGTTTGGATAGGGGTGGGTAAATTTATATAGAATAATGTTATCTTTTATATATGGTTAAAACAGAATCCAAACCAGTATCAGAAAAAGAACTTGAAGAGGAATCTGATATAGAAGAAATTATAGAGAAAGATGGTTTAAATTCTGTTAATGTAACTCCAGATGATACTAATTATGACTCTGAAACATACGTAGGAAAACCAGCAGAAGATGAACAGGAAGAAACTGATAAAGAACCACAAAAAGACAAAGACGGTAAAAGTTATATACAACAAAGGAAGAGTTATAATATGTCCAACGTGGATAAAAACAAACTTATGCACACACGTATAGGGGATCATATAAGTTACTTTGATAACGGTAGACAAGACAATGGAATTGTCACCAAAATGGATTCATCTTTTATTACTATAGTTAAAGAGAACGGACAAGTATCACAGGTACACATTAACGATACGTTTTTTGTTAGTGATATTTTATTAAACAAGACTTGGAATGATATGGATATGGAAGAAAGAACCGAGCAGTTACAGGAGATTCACGCTTATTCCCCACGATATCTATCAAAAACATGGGAACAATTACCTAAAGAACTTAGGGATGTATTGAAAATTGATAGAAAACTAGGTGCATATAAAAAGAATCAAGCATTAGGTCAATCAGTTCAAGGTAATGTAGAAAAGGAAGCAGATGGTGGAACAGTCATAACTTCTACAGAAGGTGTAAATAACCCAGTGTTTAATACGAAAAAACCACATGAACCATTAGGTAAAACAGTGAGTTATAAACTCAAAGGAGTACCAGAAGACACAGGTAATTCATGGGGCATAAAGTATATAAATAAGAATGAAGAGGAAGATGTATAATGCCTTTATATTATTACGATAAAAGTCTAGAAACAGTAGAAAAGAAAAGAATGTTAGCACGAAAAAGAGTTGGTTCAGATGGGAAAAGATCAACAGGTAAAAAAGCCAAATTAGAAAGACAAAATCAAGAATTACAAAGTATGAAAGATCAAGATTATTCAGTTGGAAGAAAAACTTCAACTAGAACAACCTTATCAGGAAATGCAGTTCCAGCAAAAACAAAAGAACCAGATAAAAAAGGTAGAACCAGAAAAATTATTAGGAGAACATCTACTGTTAAACCTAAAAAAGTAAAAGCATCTAAAAAAGTAAAAATAGAAAAACCAAATAATAAACAATTTGGAACTGGTCGTAAAATAACAGTTAGAACTGGAGGTTCTGGAGAAAGTGGTATATCAATACCAGATATAAATTCAAAAGAAGAAAAACGTTTAAATTATGTAAGTCCACACTCTACAAAATTAGATCGTAAAACATATGTTAACAGATCATTGGATAACCTTCAAGGACAATTACAAGGAATGTTATCAGTATTAAAAGCATTTCAAGAAGAATCAACTCGTACAAGAGTAACAGGAGTAGATCTTGGTACAAAAATAAGACAAGATAAGACAGAAGGTTCAAATAAAAGGAAACCAAAAGAAGTAAAAACTGGAAGTAGATTCAACCTACAATCAAGACTAGGAGATCCAGCATTGAAAAAAAATATAGAAGCATTGAAATCAATATTTGACGAACAAACAGCAAATAAAGAGAAAAAACCTAAAATAACAACCGATTCAAGAAAACTCCCAAGAGGTGGAGATGATGATAGAGTACCTAAAGCAATAGGCGAATCTAAAAGAGATCAAAAAGTAATACAATCTTAGACTTAACAAAAGCCTTAAATACTACCTTTATATGTTTATTTATATGAGACACGACGAACCAAAGAAATGTATAAACTGTGGCACATCATTACCATTTAGATATAAAGGAAGACAAAAGATATACTGTTCAGATATCTGTAGAAAGAGTTATAGGAAAGAATAACAACCAAAAGTATTGGATATATACATAGACGGAGGTACACGCAACTCCAACATATGTCTAGTTGATGACACTAGAACAATAGTAAGATATAGGAAGAAACATCCTACAAACAATGAACTTGAATACTTGGCATTATTATATGCTTTAGGATATATTAGAGATAAATATAGAGGTAAAGAGATTACAATATACAGTGACTCTAAACTCGTAGTTAATCAGATTAACAAAAAATGGAGAGTAACAACTGAACCTTTAATAAAACTACATGGTAAATGCAGTAAAATGTTAACCAGTAAAATAAAAATAAGATGGATTAGCAGAGATTTTAACCGAGCTGGGTGGGTTCTTGAGTCCTAGGATAAGTATTATGTGCTGTGTCCCCACTTGTATTATCTTGAAATACCTTTAACATCCTGTTAAATATAGCAGAGTCACTTTCATACATGTCACCGTTTTTAGTCTTCTTTACTAGTTGTGCGTACTTTCTAAATTGATCCTTGTCAGCCCACGTTATACAAATAGTAGTATGTGAATTACCTATTTTCCGTTTAGCCATATTATTAAAATAAATAACATATATAAAAGTGTTATTGTTATAACAACATATATATAATGTGTTATTGATTAACATGTAATGGGATCTAAAATTAAAGCAAAGTTTGACGGGCTTTGTAAAATATGTGGTTCAGATTGGATAGTAGGTGACAATTTATTTTATCAGAAAAATCCTAAAGCGATATGTTCTGATGAGAAATGTTTCAATCAACAAGGTGGAACAGTGAGTTCATTCAATTCTTATGCAAATAAGAGTGATGTGATTATTACTAAAATTCCTGACGTTGATGTAAGTGATTCTGTAAAACAGGTTGCTGAAGTATTACAGCAATTTGTAGTAGTGGCACATCATCTTACAAAGTCAATGTATCCAGAACTAGATGTTAACACACATGTCTTTGGGCAGATTCGTTCAAAGATGATAGACCAATTATTATACTGTACCGACATACAGAAAGAATAATTCTTTTTATTTTTTAGATAGATTTATATAACGTTATATGTATCATATAATAATGCTAGTGAGTGACGTATTAGACATTGAATCAAGTGGAGTAAATTCTACTAAACTAGAAGCTGGTGATAAAATCACAGTACAAGGTTTCGAAGTAAAGTATGTAGAAACCACTGGTGCAGATGTTGCAGAAATCAAAACTACAAAAGGTCTAAGACACTCCTTTGGTAAAGCCGTTATAGGTCAAGCAAAGAGTGATTACTGGAATGACGTAGTAGACAAATGTTTAGCGAAAGATGCAAGTGATGGACTTGACATATGGGTAGTTGAAAAACTAGCCGAAGGTACTGGAAGACCAATGTTATCCCTATCAATGTTTCCTCCTAAACAATAATTTCTTTTTTTATTAATGAAATGTATTAAATGTGAAAATTATATGAAAAAGATGACAGTATGTCATCAGATATGTACAGTGTGTGGATCAGTGTTAGATTGTAGTGATGGTGTAGAAGATTGATGTGTCTTAACTGTAATAGAAAAATGGTAGAACATAGTAACACTAAAATAATATATGTGTGTATAGAATGTGAGGCAAGAGTTAGTAATGACTAGAACTATAAGAAGACGTAATACAAATCATCCTACCAGAGATGGTAAACACAACCCAGTTTGTATTGATAAAGATTGTGAGGATTGTAAATGATAATACCAATTAGTGAAGACTGTTATAGATGTAAGCAGAAACATGGATTGGTACGTTTATATATAGTAAAGGATAAAAAAAGTAATGAAAATGAAACTAACTAAAAGTCAATTCTCAAACTGGGAAGATGAAACCGATAAAGGTTATGAACGTATATTTGATGATGAATTATGTATATCAATAGA